CTAGGGTTTTCTATGATTGCTGGAAAGAGGCACGAGAAAATGAACAATACCTGGCGATGAAGGCAGAGCATAAAGGGTTTGAAAAGATCTACAATGCTAAGTAGCCTTTGGCAGTGGATGAACAATAATATGTACAAGACAGTATTTGTCTTGACGTTCGTCTCAGACTTTTGGGCTAACTGGTATTCATATGCCATTGTTCACGACTGGATTATATTACAGGCCTTCTTGGGCGCAGCACTTCCATTTATTAATTTACCAGGCGTCCTATTCTTCATAGACCACAAAGATATGGGCGTTAGGCTTAGGCTGTGCGGAATTGCTTCCGTGGGTATGGTGCTGGGCTCAACGATGATGTTGCTAATGATTCGTGCAGGTTGGGGTGTTGGTGTAGATGCAATCCCCTAAGATCCTAATCAGTTCTTGTGTTTATGGAAACGATGTAAGGTGGAATGGCAGCAACCGACGATGCCAGCACATTCACGACTGGGCAGAGGAACATGGCTATGAGCTTGTGCCTATTTGCCCAGAGCATGAACTTTTTGGAACACCCCGCTCAACCATCAGGCTACGAGCAGTTGACGGTGAGATAAAAGCGTTTGCGGGCAAGAAAGAAGTATATTCACAACTCCAAGAGAAGAGCGAAGACATAGCCCAGCGATATGATGATGTTGTGGGGTTTATTGGCATTAGTCGCTCACCGACATGTGGACTATCAGTAGGCGTAAAAGACTTAGGTAGAACAATAAAAGCACCAATGCATCAGGCCGTGGACTGCCCAACCACAGAGATTAGTTCAATGAATACAGAGGCAAACAGAAACGTCTTTCTAAAAAGAATCCAGAAGTACGAAAAGCAATGTAAGATAAAACAAATGCACGATCTTGCTGTTTCAAGCGGAGCTAGAACGTATTTAGATCCTGAAACTGGCTTCCTAGTTATGACCAGCGAGTTTCTGAAATCTAAGGGGTCTTGTTGTGAGTCGGGCTGCCGACACTGCCCATGGGATTATAAACGTGAGAGACGGTGATTTAGTTAGGTATAGAATATGCACCTGGCACGTTGAGCCAAAAGAATATACTGATTGGAAAATTGGGGTACTTTATAAATACGACAAATTGATCAAAATAGCAGAGATAATAAGCCCAAGTGGTGATCTGGTGCGTATTCATGCTAGAGACGTACAACTTGTTCAAAGAGTAAAAAATAAACACAAAAAAACTTGACATACACTCTATCCATGCTAATATAAGATGTAAGGAGATAAGCTATGCTGTCAAATGGTATGGGTATGCTTAAGAAGAAAGTAAAACTTGTAGGTAAATCACGTCACGGTAAAAACCGTGTTCGTGAGCAGGGCGCTCTGTGGCGTGTTGTGGGTGAGTCTCTGAAGGTCCACTTCAACTCCAAAGCTCCAGGACCATTCCTTCTGCTTGAATCAGAAGAGAATGAAGGGCCTCATGGCTTCTTCGCTCGCTGGGTCAGCCTTCAGGATGACCCTGACTTTGAGTTGGAGATTGTGGGATGAGCCCAGCCAAAGCCTGGAGATCTAAAATCAAAATAGGTGACTTAGTTATGATGAAGTCAGGTCATATGGCTATCATAACAAATGTTCGCTATAAGTTTGGTAAAGAAGCACACCCAGATATTTTACCTCATGTTGATGTAGTGTACTGTGACGACAACAGCGATGGAAGTTGCAGTTCCTGGCGGATTAAGGAGGTGTTATGATATATAAGCCTGGCGATTTAGTACGGATAAAACATAGTAACAAACTGACTGTTGTATCACATGTACGAGAGGTTAAAGGTCGTGTAGCATATTATCACCTAGAAGGTTTTAGTCCACAAAGAGTATTTTATGCAGATGACATAAGGCTAATCAAATGATTAAAGTAGGTGACTTAGTAAGGATCTCTGATTGGGATACTAAAGCTAACCGAGGTTGGAATCCGATGGGGTTGGTTATCTCTGAACCACAAGTTATGAATCATGGAACAACTTGTGTAATGGTTGACTGGATTGATTCCCCTGATACAGAATGGTATTCAGTTCACTATTTAGAGAAGGTATAAAATATGAAAAAGATTATTCACGTCAACCAGCATGTTATTAAACGTAACACCAAGAATGGGACTGATGAACCAGTCCTAACAGTTAAGACATATAAAGAAAACAATTATGCTCATGAGGCCGTCATCAGAACAAAAGATGGTGTTGAATTAGGAAGAGTCATCTACAGCCCACACAAGCCACTAAGTTGTGGTGCTAGGGTTTGGATTGAGATGGACACCGACACCACTGACGTAGAATTAATTGTTAGAGAAAAATAATATATTTCCTTGACATACAAGTGTACTGTGGTATTATAAATTGTAAGGAGAGAGAAATGATGTATCAAGGAAAACATCTTTACAAGTGGAACTGGGTTGGCGGAGGCTACAACCAGTGTCGTGCCAATAACAAGCGTGAGGCTATGAAGCGTGCCCGTGCTATCGGTCGCCCTCCAGAGGGTAGCAACCGTATCATGCTCAAGGTTGATGAGAAGAGCCTAGTGCGTGTCAAGAGTGAGCAGTCCTTCTGGGCTAACTATCCAATGTTTGACTAGGGGTCTGCAATGCAAGTAGGTGATCTAGTAGAAGTGGTGTTCATAAACCAAGTTGTGGATCTAGCTGTTATAACAGAGATCAGTGAAGATGGTGGTTATGTGACAGACGGTATTAAATACGGAATACAAATTTTGCCTCCTGATACTCAATGCTTGAGAGAAATAGCATGACTAGGCTAGGGCATTATTTTGAGCTTGGTGATTTAGTAAACCGAAAAGAGGGCTGGCAAGGCTGGCGCAATCAGCGCCTTGGCGTTGTTGTTGGTGTTGAAGATGGCGTGTTTGAAAATGATGGAAAACTGATTAGAGTTATGTGGTCAAATGATTATGGCACTTTTCTTCATCCAAACACCACACTGGAGTTAGCACAATGATCCCAGGGGATATTGTTCGTATTCGTAAAACAGCCATCACTTATCATTCCAGTAATTGGTTTATTTGGTTGGCTGAGAAAAAATCACCCTTAGTTTTGATAGAGAAACTCAACAAACAACACTGGAAGGTACTCAGGCCCGATGGCACTGATTGTTTTATTCAGGAACGTGATCTAACAACTCGGCTGTGGTAGTATGACTTACAAGTATGTGAATTATAATATAGGTGACTTAGTGCTTAATCCAGTGGCAGACGTTGTAGGGATTGTAACAAAATCTAATTACTGGGTTGAAGATGAATACCTTGGTAGTGAAGAAGAAGTAATTGACGTAGCATTTGGACCAAGTGTATCAAAGCAATACCCAGTCCGCTATGTAGAGAAATTAAGTTGATGACCAGAGAAGAAGCAGAAAACCTAAAACCAGGCACACTTGTTCGTTGTAATAAGCACTGCCGAAATAGTATTACCATTCGTAACAATGGTGAATACGGTGTTGTGGTTTATTCCAAGAGAAATACAAATCTTGTTGCACTTGATGTTGAGTTCCCTAATGGGACAAAAGTTATTTTCATGCCAGCGAACTGGGAGGTTGTATGAGCGAAATTGATACACTATGGCAAAAGCAGCAGCCTGGAACCCTTTTGCGATCCCGTTGGGGCAATGACTATGGTAAGTTGGCTTTGGTCCTAGCTAAGTCTTATGCTGGCCCAAGACCAAGCAATGGGTACCCACCTCGCCGCTGGGTGAAAATGCAGTGGCTTACCACTGGCGAAGTGTTTGAAGAGTCGTTAGTAAATGTAAATAATTGTTGGCGTATTGTAGAGTAGTGTGTTATACTATTTGTGTGAGGAGGTTGTATGGCAATCATGCCTAAGTTCAAGCCAGGTCAGCTAGTAGAGTGGGGTGCTGATTCAAACGATGTGCTGCTAGGTCTAGTTGTTTCTACATCGCCATCGCCTCGCCGTGGCACTCCTGTTCTTGTACAGGTGCAGTGGTGTGGTGATGTCAAGCAGCGTACTGAGTATATACCGCAAGATCAACTAACTCTAGTGGAGAGCGCATGACACAATTAGGATATTGTTGCATCAATATGAATATCCGTAAAGACTACACGGTTAATCGTACATGCAGAAAAGCAACCTTTCAGCAGAAAGGTATGGCTCATGTAAGCAATCTTGCACTAAACAATATTAGTGATCTTATTGAGATTGTGAAATGGAATGAGCAAAACAATTTTAAGGTTTACAGAATGTCATCCGAGATGTTTCCTTGGATGTCTGAATATGAACTAGAAGATCTACCTGACTTCAGAGAGATATGCATTTTACTAAAGACTGTTGGTGATTTAGCGCAACAGTACGGACAAAGATTATCTTTCCACCCAGGACCATTCAATGTGTTAGGTTCTCCTAACCCAGCGCTAGCCAAGAAAACTATTAAAGAACTAAACCAGCACGCCCAGATCATGGACTTGATGGGTCTGCCAAAATCACATATGTATCCTATCAATATTCATTGTAACGGTGTATATGGCTGCAAGAAAACAACAATGGCCAGATGGTCAAGTAATTATCGTTCGTTATCAGAGTCAGCACAAAAACGTCTAGTGGTGGAGAATGATGATAAAGCTAGCATGTACTCTGTTAGAGATCTTTACGAGGGGATCTTTGCTGCGGTAAAAGTGCCGATTACATTTGATTATCATCATCATAGATTCAACACTGGTGGTTTATCCGAACAAGAAGCATTTATTCTAGCAAAGAGTACATGGGATCACCATAATGTAAGACCTCTGTTTCACTACTCTTCATGCCGAAAGACATTTGAAGACCCCAGTTGTAAACCGCAAGCCCATGCGGATTATATCTATGAAAAGATAAACAACTATGGACACTCCATTGATATTGAGGTTGAGGCAAAGGCTAAAGAATTAGCAGTGCAAAAGTACCGCAGTGATCAAAATAAGTTGTTGGAAAACTACATCCCACTCTAAACTTTATCTAGCAAACTATTTAATCTTGTAGGAGGACTACACACAATGCAAGAGAAAATAGATAAATTACTAGGTAAATGGGCTTCACGAAAACTAATCGTTTGGGGCACAGCAACAGCCTTTTTGGCAACAGGGATGTTAGCCAGTGATGATTGGGTTGCAGTCTCACTCGCATACATTGGATTGCAAGGTGCTGCTGATATAGCGGCTAAGTGGAAACATGGCAAATAGAATAAAGCACTGGTTTATAAAAACTGGTTGGAAAATAATAATAGCAGCAATAACCATAGCTGCTATTTGTTTATATCTTTACAAGCTAGTGAAGCCGCAGAGCAAGGCCACGGAAGCAGTAGACAAAATTATAGAAAAAGCTCAAGTCCAAGTGGAAATAGCTACGATCAAAGGTCAATTAGAAAAAGATAAGATTGGTGCAATCAAAAAAATATATGATACTAAGCTTAACAAAAATAAAAAAATAAGCGATACTAAAGAAAGATTGAATGATTTAATTCGTATTAGAGAAAGCTTAGATTTATGATCACAGGTTTATTGTTGGTGTCCCTTATACTGGCACCCGTTACATCATTTACAGATGTGCCAGTTGCAACAGAGGTTGATGGGAAAGAACATGTCGGTATTCTGGTTAGTGAGGACAACTATAGAAAATTCTTACAACTAAAGATTGATACTGATGCTAAAATTGCAGAGTGCAAAATAGACAAAAGAGTTTGCACCACAGTGCGAGATGGATACTTGGCAGCAATCGTGGATCTTAAGAAAGTTATTGACAAGAGGGATACTTGGTTTAATAGAAACCGTGGGGTGCTTGGCGTGTTTACTGGTTTGGTAGTAGGCGCAGGATTATCTGTAGGGATAGTTCATGCAGTATATCAGAAGTGAAAAAAGATTATAACCACATAGCGGCAGTAGAGAAGGCCATCTCAGAGAAGTATGGCAAGGACGCTGCCCAGGACATCAGATCTCAGTGGGACGATAAGAGGGAAAAAGAATACTTAGAGCAGTTGAAAAAAGCCAATCACCGCCGATCTAAATCAGAACACAAAGAAGAACAGATAGCAGAAAATACCTACATCAGTGCCAGGGTTAATAAAAGAAAAGATACAAGAAGCTGCCCTGTCTGCAAAACTTATTCATTTTCAATGAAGGATGACCTATATATGAATAGGTTTTCCTGTTGTTATCTTTGTTATGTTGATTTCATTCAAGAGCGATGGGAAAGCGGCTGGCGACCTGATCAACAACGATTAGCGCAAGTTATAAAAAATAGGAGAAAGTAAATGGCTGCAAAGAATTTAGATATATTAAGAGGGCTTGCTCAAGCAGCAGCAGATTCATATGATGGAGCTTACGATGCTGATGGTAACGCTATAGAATTTGGTTTACGCCGTGAGGATAAGGACCAGTACAAAAAGAATATGATGGATGGTTTTGGAATCCGCTTTGCGCATGATAAGGCCATTATCTCCTACCACAGTGAGATAATGCTTAAGGAAGTTCACCCACGAGCACAATTTACCAATGAAATGGAGCAGCGTATTGGTGATATCGTTAAGAGGCTAAAATCACGATATAATGAGATCACAAAAGAAGCAGTCACGCTTACTGCTGAAGGAGATGCAGATATACATGTCCAGAACTTGTCACGTCAGCGTAGCTTTGTAAAGGTGAAAAAAGTATTCAAGATCGGCGGTATTTCTGAAACCAATGCGGTAAACGCTAGAGATAATGAGTATGGCGGCAAAAGCATTGAGGACAATATTAAGAGTTTCATGGATCAGTTTAAAAACCCAAAGAAGTCTGAGAACGACTCAGCACCAGCTAATCCAGATACGCCGAGTGCATAATGTCCCTCACCAAAAGTGAGGCAATGAAGGAGATTGTACGCTGTGGCAAAGACCCAGTGTACTTTCTTACTAAGTATGCTAAAATAACAGAGCCCATGAGAGGCCTAATACCTTTTGATTTGTATCCATTTCAAGAGGATGTCATCAGGCAATTCCAAGACAATCGTTTCAATATTATCTTGAAGGCAAGACAGTTAGGACTATCTACATCGGTTGCAGGATACGTCTGCTGGCTCATATTATTTCATAGAAGTAAGAATGTTTTAGTGGTTGCAACCAAATTACAAAGTGCTACCAACTTAGTGAAGAAGATAAAACAGATTCATAAACATCTACCACCCTGGCTAAAGATAGCTGACATTACAATTAATAATAGAACATCATTTGAATTGTCCAATGCTTCCCAGGTTAAGGCATCTTCAACGTCTGGCGATGCTGGTCGTTCAGAAGCGCTATCCTTGCTAGTGGTTGATGAGGCAGCACACGTTGAAGGTCTTGACGAGTTGTGGGCAGGTTTATATCCAACTCTATCAACTGGTGGTGCAGCCATTACATTATCAACTCCGAATGGTGTTGGTAATTGGTTTCACAAAACTTATACGGAGGCAGTTGAAGACAAGAATGATTTCAACTATGTGAACTTACCTTGGAGCGTCCACCCAAACAGGGACAAGAAATGGTTTGATAAAGAGACCAGAAACATGTCGCCTAGAGAGATCGCACAAGAACTTGAATGTAGTTTCAACGCTTCAGGCGAGACAGTAGTCTCAGGTGATAAACTTGAACTGCTGTTTGAGGAATCATGCGACCCAGGACACAGGGCTGGCTTTGATAGGAACTATTGGATTTGGGAACAACCATTAGATGGACTTGAATATGTTGTTGTAGGTGATGTTGCTAGAGGTGATGGCAAAGACTACAGTACGGTTCAGGTAATAAGATGCGACACGATGGAACAAGTTGCAGAATATCAAGGCAAGTTAACAGCAGATATGTATGCTCCCCTGATAGCGGAAATAGCGGCAGAATATAATAATGCATTGCTCGTCATAGAGAACAACAGAGATTATGGTGTTTTGTCTAAGCTAGAGGAGTTGGAGTATCCTAATTTATATTATTCTCTAAAATCAACACATGATTACGTTGATCAACTAGTGGCACAAGCTAAGAACGGCATCGCAGGGTTTACCATGTCCATGAAGACTAGGCCGCTAGTTATTGCTAAATTAGAAGAGTTTATTCGTAATGGTGTGATAAAGATAAATTCTGTTAGAACAGCATCTGAGTTGAAAACATTTATCTGGCAAAATGGTAGAGCCCAAGCCATGCGAGGATATAACGATGATCTGGTGATAGCACTAGCAATAGCTTGCTGGGTACAGGGTGTTGCTTTGACAATAAACGATCGTGAGACTAAATATAAAAAGGCTATGCTTACAGGCATATCGGTTTCAGGGAGAACATTAAATACGAACATCCCTGGGATGAGAGGATATAAACAAAACAATAATAATACTGAACAAACAACAACCAATGGTATAAAATACGATATTGGCTGGATATATAAAGGATAGATATGGCTGAAAATAATCCAAGGAATAGACAATCTGCTTTATTCAGACGACTTACGAGGTTGTTTAGTGGGCCTATAGTTACTTATAGGTCAGGACAGGTTAAGAAGAACCGTGCTCCAAACTATGAGAAATATACTTTTACGTCGTCTACAGGAAAAGCATTTAAGAAAAAAGAATACTATAATCCATTTGAGGGCATCTATAGTAAAGTACTTAATACTTCCCACAGAGAATCAAGGTACAATGATTTTGATCAGATGGAATATACACCAGAGATCGCATCTACATTGGATGTGTACGCAGACGAGATAAGTACGTCATCTGATATCTCGCCTATTGTGCAGATTGCATGTATGAACGAAGAAATAAAAATGATTGTTCAAACACTTTTGTATAGCGTCTTGAATGTAGAATTTAATATGTTCGGCTGGGCTAGAAACATGTGCAAGTATGGTGATTACTATTTGTACTTGGATGTAGATGACGAGTTAGGTATTACAAATGTCATCCCATTGCCCGTCAAAGAAATAGAAAGAATTGAAGGCACAGACCCTACAAATCCAAACTATGTCCAGTATTACTGGCCAGGCGGTGGTGAAAGTGTATCTTTTGAGAACTGGCAGGTAGCACACTTCCGCATATTGGGGAATGATAAATACGTCCCATACGGAACATCGGTCCTAGAACCAGCCCGTCGCATTTGGCGGCAACTTAGTTTGCTTGAAGATGCAATGATTGCTTATCGTGTTGTCCGCTCACCAGAGCGACGTGTATTTTATATTGACATTGGCAACATGCCACCTAACGAGGTGGAACAATATATTGAATCTGTTAAGACCCAAATGAAGCGAGCCCAGATTGTTGATGAGGATACAGGACGGGTAGACTTGCGTTACAATGCAATGAGCATTGACGAGGATTACTATATTCCAACTCGTGGTGGGCAGTCATCAAGAATTGAAACATTACCAGGTGGTCAGTTTACGAGCGCTATTGAGGACGTTCAGTACCTTAGAGATAAACTGTTCTCGGCCCTGAAGATCCCAAAAGCATACTTGGCACAGTCTGACAGTATGGAAGACAAAACCACACTGGCTCAAAAAGATATTCGCTTTGCCAGAACTATTCAGAGACTACAGCGAGTGATAATCTCTGAGTTGGAAAAGATTGTTGTGGTACACTTGTATACTTTGGGCTATCGTGGAGATGATCTTACATCATTTAAGTTATCCTTGAACAACCCATCTAGAATTGCAGAGCTACAAGAGTTAGAGCATTTGCGCACTAAGTTTGATATTGCTGGTAATGCAACTGATTCCTACTTCTCAAGACGCTGGGTTTACAAAAACATTTTCAAATTAGATGATCAAGAAATCTCTAGAGTACAAGAAGAGCAGTTCCAGGACGCTAAGCAGAAAGCTATCGTAGAGAAATCTGCGGAGCTAGCTGTTGGTGAATATGAAGCTATGGTGGGTGGACCTGCTGGAGAAACGGGAGAAGCTGGTGATCTCGGTGGAGGCGACGACCTTGGTGGCGGAGACCTCGGAGGTGACCTTGGCGGCGACGATGATGCGGCTGATGACGCAGGCGGTGAAGAGGCGGCTGAGCCTGAAACAGGTGATCTTTTAGCAGAGCCAGGCATGAGAGATGATGGATACCTAACCCCAGGCTCTAAAGGCAAAGTTTACTATCCTGTAAAACATGCAGGCAAAGATAGAAGAAGTAATAGTGGGCCTCGCACAAGATCTTATAGAGCACAAGGTAGCAAGGAAACAAATACTCGTAGATCAAATTTCCCAGGGGCACAAGGTTTAACTACTTTGGGCATCGGGGTAACTGAGGAACTAAATAAAGATGAGAGTCTTTTATTTGAAGGCAAAAATATGGCTGCAAAGGTTAAGAATCTCATAGAGCAATTGGAGAGCAAAGATGGCAACAAGGCACAATAAGAAAAGAAACACTGGTTTTGTGTTTGAAGCATTAGTTAGAGAAGCTACAAAAGCTATCCTAGCAGAGGATAACAATAAAAAACAAGTGGTAGTTAGCACAATAAAACAATTCTTTAAGAAGGGAACTGAGCTTAGTAAGGAATTAGAGTGTTACCAAGCCTTGTCAAAAGATAACAACTTGCCCCCACAACTTGGAGAAAAACTTATTTTTGAGGTGAAGAGAAAAGCCGCAGCACTTAATAAGAGGAAACTCACCGAAGAGAAGAACGCACTTATCTCAGAGATAAACAAGAATATTTCTAAAGATGTTTTCAGCAACTTTGTTCCAAACTATAGAGCATTAGCTACAATAGCTCAGATATTTAAGAGCGATACACCAGTTAAAGAGCGTGTGCTTCTAGAGGCTAACATAATACAGAATATAACTGAAGATACTGAAGAACAAAATACTCCAATGGAGCACATAGATTCTTTGGTTGTTAAGAACTTTATTGAGAAATTTAATACTGCTTATACTGGCCTGCTTTCTGAGCAGCGTCAACTTTTATCAAAGTATGTAACCTCTATTAATGATGGTTATACAGAATTTCAATTTTTTATCAATGAGGAGCTAGAGCGAATCAAAGATGTTGTGACCAGTTCTCTTAGTGATAAAGTTATCAAGGATGATAATTTTATGCTTGAGGGTATCAATAATGTTCTTGAGAAAATAGAAGAGATGAGAAATATTACAATAGATGAAAAGTTCTTAATGAAAATGCTTAAACTGCAAAAACTAAGTAGCGAAATTCAAAATGACGATTAAGGTAAAGATTACTAATCCTGACAAGCCAACGAATGAAAATGAAGGTGGGCTAGAGGTTACTTACGATCCAAAGAAGCCAGAACAGCCAGACCGTGTTGTTCAGCTTAAAATGAGCAAGGCGCTTGACGGTGCGCTACTTATAAAAGATCATGATTATTTTGACATCTTTATAACCCCAGATAAAAAGAGAATCTTGACTGTGCCTAAGATGGGCGTTGGCGAAGGCGTTTACCAGCACCAAAAAACATACCTAGATACCTTGACACGTCGTGGTGTTCTTAAAGTTGGTAGCCTGGAAGGTGGTATGGTCAACGGTACGTTGCAATCTCTTTATGTAGAAAATGAAGACGTCAGCACCCTGCAAGCGATTCTGGCTGAAACCGAAACATATATGAAGGCCTACAGACTTGAAAACCAACTGGCTAAAGAATATGAAAATTCTATAGAGGATCGTTTTGTCAATCCTAACGATGAGGAAAGCACCGACGCTGGTGAGATACCACCAGAGGAGGAGCGCAGAAAATATCAATCAGACATTCCCTACTACACGTATGCTGGTTATGGATATATGTTTTAGATAGAAAGAAAGCAAATTGGATCTTTTATATTTTATTTTGATAGCCTACGGGCTAACACAAGTTTTAGTTTTTGGAGCAATATTTTCAACCATCCGCCCAAAACACCATTTTTTTCACTGTCCCATGTGCGTAGGATTTTGGGTGGGGGTCTTGTTATTGCTCCTAAACCCTTTTACAGAACTATTTACATTTGATGTTTCAGTAGTAAATGCATTCCTGTTGGGTTGCTTATCATCTGGAACATCATATGCGCTGTGTATGCTTATATCGGATGGAGGACTTCAACATGAATACCGAACTAAGAGGAACGTGGACACAGAAGTGGAGACTGAGGCCAGTCGCCAGGTGTTGCAGGGGTAGTAGTATCGTGCGGGTAGCGCCCGCACTCTAAGGAGAAAACAATGACTAAGAAATACGTGCTAAAAGAGTTTATGAATCTAGATTATAGTGATGATCTTCTTACCGAAGAGGAGAGAGAAGGTAATCGCAGGGGTGATCATCTCATTTTAGCTGGTAAAATTCAAATGGCAGAAGCTAAGAATGGGAATGGCAGAGTCTACCCACGAGGAATTCTAGAAAGAGAAATTAAGAACTATGAGAAATTGGTTCGTGAACGCCGCTCACTTGGTGAGTTAGATCACCCAGACGAATCAGTTATCAATTTAAAGAACGCAAGTCATATAATCACCGAAGTTTGGTGGGATGGCGACAATGTTATGGGTAAAGTTAAGATTCTTGACACCCCATCAGGCCAAATTGCTAAACAACTGGTTGAAGGCGGCGTATGCCTTGGTATCTCAAGCCGTGGTCTAGGTTCTACTCGTCAACAGGGCGGGGTTACCATGGTTGAGGACGACTTCCAATTACTTTGCTTTGATTTGGTATCTGAACCTAGCACGACTGGTGCTTTCTTGGTAGCCGAGAATAAAAAATTAGATACTCATTTGAATAAATCAGATCGTATTTATCGTGCAATCAATGACGTGTTGGGGGATGAATGAAAAAGAGTGAACTAAAAAACATCATCAAAGAATGCATTAGAGAAGTAATCTTTGAAGATGGGATGCTAACAAAGATTGTAGCAGAAGTAGCACAGGGTATGTCTATTGGGCAGGCCACCATACAGGAGAGTAAGTCAGTAACCCCTACAGGCAATAGTCAGGTTCGTCAAAGAATTATGCAAGAGGTCGGTGGACGACCTGCGAGACAAGAAACTGAGCTAGAAAAGAAATTTAAAGAAATGCCATTTTTCGCAGGTACACAACCACTCAGCGAAAATAAAAACCCACAAGGCGATGCAGGATTGGACATCAGCAACATTCCAGGAATGTCGCAGTGGGGAAATGTTTTATCTAAAATAGAGAAAGGAAAATAGATGAGAGGCAAAAGGTTCAATAACAGAAGAAAAAAGAAAATATCAGGCACTATAAAAGTTAGCATTGATGATTATGGAATCAAAGACACTGATTCATTAGTACGCCGCTTCAACAGAAAAGTTAGAAAAGAAGGGGTTATAGAGGAGATAAGAAATCGTAGGTATTTTATTCCTGACTCTGTGCGCAACGCTGAAAATAAAAGAAAAAGGCAGCGTGTGATAGATAAAGTAAATCGCAAAAGGCAAGAGCTATTAGCGTTTGACGATAATAGTTATAAGAGCAAGCGGAGGAAAAAATAATGGCAACCCCAAGAAATAGACGACCAGGCATAGGTAACGTAGGATCATATCAAGTATCAGGATTACCTCACTTAACCAGGTCACTGATGAATAATGGTGATATACTAACAGTAAATTTTCCTTCAGTTACTAAAAACATTCAACTGTTTGTAACAGGTGCTAATCCAGTGCGAGTAGCATTTTCTACCCATGGGGCCGAAGTAAACG